TTTTATCACTCATTAGAATAACTCCCCTTCCTTATCATTGTAGGTTGTACTTTCTACCTTGTCATTTTTCTTGTCATTTTTGTCGGGAACGGCGGTATTACCATCATCATCAGCCATCTCAAGACCAACTATCGCCGACAATCCATACCTTCTTCCGTAAGTACAAAGAGAACCCATACTATGTGCATCTTTTTTTAATACGGGAAATCCTATTCTATTTGAAATGCTTTGACCCGACTCATGTAAAAGCGTTGTTATTACAAAGAATATATCTTTTTCAACGGCGTAATCAAAACCTTGAAACACGCTAATATTGTTCTTGTTTAACGTTGATTTACACGCTTTGGTTACAGATTCTAAGTCTGCATATTTAGATTTATGAAATTTATTTTCAGAAGTTTTTTTAGCACTTCCCATTTCCATTTGTGCTTTTAGCAACGCTTTAGATATTTTATCTATATTGTTAGTTTCCATTATCTTTCTTCCCTATTTTGTTTAATACTTGAGTTAAATCATGTTTTAACTCTTTTACCTCTTTAGGTATCTTTAATCCCTGCATCTTATAAAAGCCAACCATAGCACTAACATATTGATTTGCTCTAATTAATACAGAGTCAATTTCGTCAAAGTTATAATTTTTCAAAACTCTACCTCAACTTTCTTTGGTTTTACATTCTTAGGTCTTTTATGATATCTCATCAATTGTGGAATCATGTAATTCTTTTCAAACCAATTCCATATTTTAGGAACAAACTTACCATAACGACCCGCATAAATCATATTGTATTCTATTTCAAAATCTTCAACCGATTTATACTCTTGCATTTTTTCATAATGTAATTCTGACATCTTGCTCATTAGTCTTCCTCCTCTAAACAATCAAAACATAATCGCTCTTCGGTCAACATTTCTGATTGGTCAAACTTATGTTCACACTTACAACAAGTAAATTCCATTACGATAATACCCTCCCTTTCAACTCTCTTAATACAATTTCTCTTTCAATTTCACATACATCGTTTAATGATTCTACAACATGAGTTTCATCCCACTTATCGTAAATATCTTCACTAAACTTAATTAATTGCTCTGTTGAATATTTGTGA